AAGTATCTTGCTACTGTTTCTCCCCATGTCTCACGTCTTTGCTCATCCTCTTTCCATCTAGCGTAGCGAGATAGAGCAATAAAGTTTTGATAGTCTGTTGGTAAATAGTTACTTAGCATTTATTACTCCTGTATTGTTTTTATGTTTCTAATTTTTGTACCACCTACATCGTAGAAGTATTCTCTTATCCCTTCTTCTATTTCTTCCGCTACATTTTCATCAGCAGGAATAGGATAGTCTTCGGGGTCTATATCAATAGTGATGTATACTTTAACTCTCATTAGGCTCTCGCCCTTCAAGCTGATTAATACGCATATCAATATACCTTTTAGCTTTATTTAAATCTGTTATCTCAGCAGTGTTAGACTTATACCCTGCTCTCATTATATATTTTATAACATTACCCATCCAAAAAGGCAACTCATTATTCATTATAAATGATACAGGTTCAATAGCATAACGCTCATAGTGTTTTGGATTTGTAATTACGTCTGATTGTGCCATTGCCTGTTTCATATACGCTTCATGTCCTATATGTTCATTCATTATGCATTTCCTTTAGTTTCGTTTCCAAAAGCTATAGTAACAACATTACCTTTTCTGTCAAGTACTTTTCCTCTTTCTTCATACTCTGGCTCAAAAGTAATATCTGTTTCTCCATTATGTTCCATAGTATATTTATGGACTACTTCTCTAAACTCACTAGAAAACTCCATGATAGGTACAGAAGAACAGACCATCTTTGTAAAGTGCAGAAGACTTTCATAGTCATCATCATCTAGTGGGTTATCTTGTGCTATCATTATACTAACATTAATATCACCTGACCATTTACCATCTGGGGTAATAGTGGGTCTAATATTAATGTTAAAGTCTTCTGGTTTTATAGCTTTGTGTATTTTTTCAACAGTCATTTATATCTCCTTTTTATTTTTGTACCAGAAAACTTAATAAATTTAGCATGTGTATTCTTGTTTTTCTCTTTAAGCCAATCTTCTGGTATTATCCTATCATAATATCTAAATCCATATTTATTACACCACTCTCCATAACTAGACTTAGCACCCTTTCTTAGTTTACGTCTACTGTTTTCAAAGACAAATCTTATATCTAACTTAGGGTGTTGTTTCTGTATTGCAAGATGCTTTCTTCTATCTGACGCAGTAAACATACCCTTAGTCTCTATAATGATTCCATTATTTAACAAGAAGTCTGGTGTATAGGTTCTGTAAGCTAAGTCTTCCCACTCAATCTTCATACACTCGTATTGAAACTTTACTTTGTGTAGTTTAAGATATTCGGAAAGTTTAACTTCTAGTCCAGACCTATACCCATACTTACGTGCTGCTTTAAACTGCTTAAAGTTAACTGACATTTAATTCAACATAGTTAGTTACTTTAGGATGTTTAGCTTGAGACTTTACCGCAGGTAATTCCTGAAGTGTAGGCCAACAGTCATAGCGATAAGAACAGAATCCGCAATGTATACTCAATATCTTATTTCCAGTAGGCTTACCTCTAAACATTTCAGGTTCTGCCTCATAACATCTTTTGAATACATTTTCTTCGACTATATTACAAGTCTCTTCTATCTCCGCTACTTCTGCATCTACATCTATTCCAGTAGCAGGTACATATTTAAACTCGCCATTGGCTTTGTTTACTACCCACCAACCACCTGCACGTTTGTTAGAAGCCTTCGCATATCCTGCTAGTTGTGCTACATAACCAAAGGAATCACCCTTCTTTAGTGTGTCAAATGATTCAAACTTATTTGTATATGACCAGTTAGATGCAGATTTTATATCGTCAACAGCACCATCGATAACAATATCATATGTTCCATCAATGGATGCGTCTGGCAATTCCAACGTAACCTTGTTATTATCTTCATACTTAACTCCTGCTTCTTTAAGCAAACCTTTGAAGACAGCTTCAACAATGTCTCCAATCATCATGTTCATTACGAATGTAGTAGGCAGGGGTACACCAACTTCAGGTTTATTTTTATCATACCATAGTTGACAAGTAGACCTGCCTACATTGGACATTCTTAGTCTGAAGTCACCACGTTTTTTACCCCCACCAAACTGACGATGCAAAGCATCTTTAATATCATTAGCTACTTGCTCAATAGTAGTATCAGCCATAGTAGACTTGCCACTAACAGCATTAGTCATGTACTGATGCACCGCCAGTTCAGCAGGATGTTTCATTATGCTACCTCTTCTTCTATTTCAATGTCAACTATACCATCTAGGTTGTCTAAATTATCCAACTCTTCATCTTGTTTGCTAATAGCTTTAGAAGCATAAGCATCTATGATGTAGGTGTTATAATTTTCTACCCATGTCATGTAGTCTAGGAACATATCTTGGTCTGCTTGACTAATATCAATAGTGTTAGTCAGGTCAAGAGATGTAATAGGCAGGTAGAAACTATTACCATTAGGTAACTTCTGCTCTTCTGTATTTAACGTAACTGAATGTTGAAGAGGAAGACGTTTCATCTTAGCTAACTTAGTAAAGATACTACCCATAGTTTTAAAGGCATCACGGTTTTCTACTTCCCATATAAACGGGGTAGAAGATATCTCTACAGGATTACCTGTAGCATCTGTAGCATTAACTAAATCAACTGTACCCAGTATAACACGTACTCTTTTTATTGACTTAATTAATTCCTTAGTAGCGTCAGGCAAAGATTTGTAATCCTCAATCCAACCTGCTGGTTTACCACAATTAAACCCACCGTCATTATCTTTTAAGTCTATATTCAAACTATCTGCCATGACAGTCTTAACATAACGATTTGGATTACCATTAGTACCCATAACAAACTTCTTATACATGAAGCGTTGTAAGAATGGGCGTATTATTGCAGACTGTGCGTAGTAAGTAGGACCATCTGGTATCTCCAGTTTATATGTTCCACCTTCTACTACTTCTACATTCTTCATCTTGCCATTTACTTCTGCCTCACCCATAATAGCTGAGTGTGATATACGTAAACGTGCTAGTGTGCTAGACTGCTTTTTAGTATTAGCACTCTCTACTGCCATGCCCATAGCTTTAGCCATAGCACTGTAATTATTAGTATCTATTGTTGTTAGTTCCATAAGGTTACTCCTTCTTATATTTTTAAAATGTTTGGTAGTTATATCAGATTACATCCTTAGTGTCAAGCCAATTATAACCTATTTTTGATTCAAGTAATAGGGGTACATTAAAGTCTATACCCCATCGTAATGTAATCAAATTAGGTAACTCATCATTGGTTTGTTTAATAATATTAAGTACTCTCCTTTCTTCATCTGGATGAACGTCAATAACAATACTATCGTGTACCGAATTTACTACACATGACTGCATAGTGTCAAGTAATTTATCTATGTGTAATAAACATATTGGTACAATATCTGCTGTAGCAAATGACTGTACAGGATAATTCTTTATCTGTGTAAAGAACGTAACTGTACCATTCCTACGTCTTGTAACATCAGGAAAAGAAAACTCTCTACCTGATGGTGTCTTAATTAGGTTTGTATTCACAGCCTCTTTAGCCAATCGGGTATGCCATAACCCGACCCCCTTGTACTTTTCTGTGAAGTGTTGGTAGTATTCTGCTTCCGCAGGTGTTCTCCCATATCCCGTTGCCCCATAAAGCGGAGCGAACGTATGCGCTTTTGCGTCTTGTCTACTAGTGTTCTGCCCAGCATCCGAAATAACTTTCGCGGTATAGCTGTGAACATCAAAGCCTGTTTTAACTTCTTCAATTGCAACTCCATCCTGTGATAAAAATGCGGCAGTACGAAACTCTAGCTGTGCCATATCAGCTTCAAGTATCTTACCACCATCCCAACGAGACACGAATACCCTCTTAACAGGAAACGTACCGCCACGTGGCATGTTCTGCATGTTAGGGTCTGCCCCACTAAATCTACCTGTAGCAGTACGATGTTGTAGTAATCTAACATGTAACTTGCCGTCAGGTTTTGTGTGTGTAGATATACCCTCTACAAAAGAGGATAGGTATGTATCTACAGCACTCAGTCTACTTACTTTAGATAAGAAGTCTACTGCATCCACCATACCTTTGGACTTAGCACTTGCTTGTAGCAAGGATAGATTATCTTTAGAAGTAGAGAAGCCATTAGCACTTGCCCATTTAGATGATGGGGGTTTGAACTTTAGACCTGCTACCTCATCAAGATTAACCAAATTATACCCAAGACTATTACATGTTTTACAACCATTGGGTCTTGCAAAGGGTGTTCCATCTTTCTTTACCTTTCTTACATAGCCAGTGCCATTACAATCTGTACAATGCTCTGCTCTAGTTTTATACATACGTCTTGTACCAACGGATACAAGATTAACAAAGTCTTCGTTGCTCATATAGGGTTCTATAGCATTACCCCAGAACTGTTTATCCATTACCTTGCGACTATATATTATCCAAGATAACTGCTCTGGACTGTTTAAATTAATAGGTGTATCACCCATCAGCTTATGTACATGCTTCTGTAAACTGTCTATAAGTTCACGCTTTTCTTGTTCATACTCTTTCCTAACTTCATCTAGCTTAGATAAGTCAACAGCAAAACCACGTTGATACATGCGTGATAATGATACAGCTACTTCGTTTGTAAGGTTGACTGTAGGTAACAGACCTGCATCTGCCTTAGTATTAAGTCTATACATCAACTTATCTGCAAGTTGTTGTGTAGCATGTAGGTCAGCAGATAGGTATTGTGATAACACCGCATGATTCATGTTGTATGTAGTACCACCCTTACTTAGGTGTTCTTTCAAACTATCTTGTTTCTTTGTGTCAAGTTCATAGCGCATTGCACATGCTTCTAGTCCAAGAGAACCATTCTTCTGACCACGTTGTAAAACATACTCAGTAAGCATAGTATCAAACACAGGACCATTATAATTAAAGCCTGATTCCCACAACCACAGTAAGTCGTGTGACGCATTATGCATAATTAATACAGTAGCTTCATCTAACCACTCCTGCACTTGCTCATGTCCATTAGGTGTGGCTTCAACATCTTGATGGTCAAAGGTAATAAGCCTTTCTAAACCTCTGTCCGTCAGCATACCTACCATAGTTAGTGAATTGTCTGGTTCAAAAGGGTCTAAGTGTAACTTACCATCCCTCTTTTGCCCTACATTTTCTACATCAAGTGTTAACTTCATCCTTCATACCTCGCTGTCAAGTAATCTAAGTTACAGTTGACCATACCATGCCAACCATTTAACTTGTTCTTAACTATATTTAAATGTCTCATAGGGCTGTCCTCATCTTGTCCTTCCACACTAGCGGCTTTACCTATCAGTAACATAAGGTCAGCTTCAGCAGCTTTACCTGTGCGTGAACCTTGCATCATGGATTGATTAAGAGTAGTCCTACCCTCTGCTTCCGCAGATAACTGTGACATATAAAATACAGCACAATCATATGTCTTGGCTATCTGTCTTGCGTGAATAGCACAGGCGGCAAGTGCTTGGTCTTCTCTTGCAAAGTTACCAGACACTCCAAACTTATCACCCATATCAAGCACTAAAATGTCAGGCTTGTATGCTTTACACACAGATTCTACCCAATTCATATCGCGTCCACCTGCTTCTTTAATCTTTATGTTATCCATAACAGGTTTATACATAGCTTTAGCCTTAGATATATTATCTTTTACCTCACGAGCAGACATACCTGCTGTAGCTGTAAGGTATCTAGCACCAACTCTATGTGTAGGCTCTTCATTACATAAGATAATACACTTAGCACCCTGATGTGCAAACCCATTAGGACCTGCAATCAGCGAAGCATGGAAGGATGTCTTACCTGTGTTAGGTCTAGCACCTACTTCAATAAGCTGTCCACCTGATACACCCTCTACTCTACGAGTAAGAGGTGATATATTAAACGTCCACTTAGCTTCTAACTCTGCTTTGGCTAGTAGGGTTTCAATAGTAATGTCATCCCACTCAATGTTTAAGTTAGGTATAAAGTCATCTCCATACCTCTCAAGTAAATTACGTAATGATTCTAATGTATTGGCATCGCCATTGACCATATCGAATCCTATGTTAGCTACATCTTCACCTATTACCTGTTGGAATAGCTTAGATAACACCTCTTGTGCTACGTCACTACCCATAGGTTGTTCTCTCTTGATAGAGGCAAACAAAGATGAGTATGCTTGCTTCTGTGCAGTAGTCAGCGTTGGATTATTAGACATGAACAGTGCTTCAATCTCATCGGGTGAGACAGTACGTTCATACCTGTCCATAGCTGTATCGATTGCTTGTTTAATCTTACGCACGTCTTTACTGAACAAGCGGTCAGGACATTTAGAACCACGATGGTCATCGTAGAAACCTTTGTCCATAAGACTACGTACTAAAGATAACTCCATTCTTATACTCCTATGTTGGTTAGTTTGTTGATGTCTTCAGGGTTACGATATTTTATATCGTCTGTCAAGCGTAGAACACGAACATCATTTACATGTCCACGCAACTCCTTTGCCATTGTAAAGTTCTTTGGTAGTGCGTCAGGGTCAAGTGCAATTATTGTCGTTGAGAACTGTGTAAGAAACACCTGATGGGCTGAAAGGAGAGAAGTACCCATCAAAGCGACCCCGACAAAATTACCTAGTGAACCAACAACACTAGCACTCACACAGTCCTCAACAACTACAGCTACCTTACCACATCCATATGTGTAAGGCAACCCACTGTTCCCATATTTTTTCCACTTAGGCAATTTATTTGATAGTGTTCTGCCTGTAGCATCTACTATCTTTCCTTCGTGTACAACAGGGAATACAATTCTATTTTCTTTTGCATCATACATAACATGGGAACGCAACTCAATTAGCCCCCATTTATGTAGATAGTTTAAAGCCTCCCGTCTATCCTTCAAGTGTACAACATATTCGGGTAGCTTGAAATCAATCTGACTTGCCATATTTTCTGCACCCTTGAAACCTCTACGAATATCATCAGCAGAAAGATGAACCCTCTTGCCACCCGATATCTTACAGGATGCCTTGTAACAATTCCATACAAGGCTACCCATATTATTGGTTACTGTAAATGTTTTATAGCCATTACATACTGGACAATTAATACGTTTAGTCTGTCCACTATCAATATCCATATCATTTATTATATTATCTATATTATACATGTATATATCACTTTCCTTGTCGGCAGTTAAATGCTTTTACCACGAGATTTACGTGCAGTCAAGGCATAATTTGCACTCTCGTAAGTATTTTTCATGTATGGTTTAACAGACTGTGGGTTACTGTGTCCTGTAACCGACATAATTTGTGCCATACCGACACCTGCTTCAACCATTTGTGTTGTTCCTGTCCTTCGTAAGTCCATAAGGCGTAGCTCTTCAGACAGTCCAGCCTCTCGCATGACAAGACGTGCAGCTTTAGACAGTCTTTGTATGCTATATGGGTGGTACTCGCCCTGTACAGGCTTTGTTCGCGGAGCAACGTACTGTTGGAAGCCAAAGTCTTCCTGTTGTTGTATCAACATAGAGTGTAGGTCATCTTCAATAGGCAAAGTTACCTCTGCTCTACGTTTAGACTGCTCCAGATATAGCTTTTTGTCTGGCAAGTCAAGATTATCCCACGTCAATAGCCTCATGTCACCCAATCTCTGACACCATTCGTATGCCATGTGAACAATTAGACCAAGACTTCGCCACTCAAATCGTGAATAAGCAGTGTCAAGGAATTGACGCACGTCATCTTCTGACCATACAACCTTACGTTGAACAGGTGTTTTACGCTTGACGTTAGAGAAAGGATTGACTGTCGCATACTCCATGTCTATTGCGTACCGATACACGATGGATGACACAGTACAGATGTGGTTGGCGAAGCTAATGCCTCGCTCAACCCACTCTTCGTATGCGTGTTTAGCTTCCTTACTAGTCAGCTTATCATACTTTATATCACCAAATTTGTCAGTCATTATGCCTAAGAAATATTTATAGTCTGCTTTAGACTTGTCTCTTAACATACTGAAATCATTAGACGAATAGTACCTGTCAACTAAGTGGTTAACTGTTTTCATTCTTACTTTTCTCCTACAATGTAATTGGCATGACCATACAACTTCAATGCATCATGCGCAGTACGAATACCATGACAATTACGACACATTAATCTACACTTTCGTATCTCAGCCATTAATTTTTTTAATGTGTAAAGAAACATATGAGATGGATTTCCTAGTTTAGTTGAACTATCCATATGGTCAAAGTCAAGTGCATAAGGGCTTGCATTATACCCACAGTTAGCACAACCTTTACGTAACTTATACAGATTGAGCCAATATTTACGCCTTAATCTTCTGTATCGGTTTCTGTCTAGTTTTTTCTGTGGTGTTTTGTTCATGCAGCCAAAAGCTCTTTGAACTGCTTGCTATCAATCCACTTAGACACCTCTTGCTCACGAGCAAACATAGATACCGCTTTCGTATCGTAGCCTGTTGTTCGTAGCTTGAAGCCATTGCGCTCATCTGCATAGCTTGCATAGTTAGTGAACGCAGAGTACAAAGCCCAAGCATTTTGACCACGCACACTCGCTTCCTGATTGTACAAGGTAATCATCTTGTCTGCCTTGGTATCACTCTTAAAGAGAGACTCAAGCATAGACTTGACATCTTGTATAAGCAAGCTCTTGTTAGCCCACGACTGTAGAGTAGCTGACTGTGTATAGAAGTCTTGCTTGCTACGCTCTAACTGTGTAATGAATCTGTCAAGGCTAAAACCACTGGTATTCTTGCGCCTTACCTTGTCATGCTCACCACGTATCTGTCCATTGGTGCAGAAGAAATCGATAGCACCGAACAGAACTGTATTAGAACACGTGCCATCCACTCCATGCAGAGCAATTATACGTTGCGCTATCTCTGTCTGGTGTTTATCGGTGTGTATCTTAGCAGTGACATTGGGCAACACCATGTCCATCATAGCCCACCCATTGTGATGTGCGTCTTTCCAACTGACTTTCGCACCTTCGTACTCCTCGTCTGTCAAGTGATGCGTAACTGTTTCACTCACATCACGGAAGAAGTTTCCGTGTGATGCACAGTTAAAGTCTTTACCAACTACGGCAATGTACTTGCCTGTGTTGCCGTCAATGACATACTTCTTGTCATCAACCTTTGTAGGTTCAAAGATTACATCAAAGTCTAGGTTCTCTGGTATCATATCTAATGGCATGTTATATCTCCTTTCATCCATTGTGGCATATTACGTCCTCTATTATATCGTGCAAAGCGTAACTTGTCAATCCTATAGAAGGCACGATATGCTTCTATCGGGTAGTCTTCGTCTGTCTTACAGTCATCGTGTCCACTGAAGCATTGTGGGTGAGGTGTCATGTCACCCTGTGGTATTAATTTCATACCCTTGAACAAAGCAAAGTGGTGTTTGCTTGCACCATGAACTTTGCCATACCTGTATGTGTATTCGTTCAGCATACTACGATATAGCAACCAAGCAAAA